ATATACCGAATATAGCAGAAGATGATTTCCTAGTTGTAGATAGTGTAAATTATCGCGTTGTAGCTTATATCCACGATGGAACTGGTGTCAGTGTCATTCAATTGGAAAAGCAGTAGATGGCACACGTAAGACGCCAGATAAGAGATAGGGTAGCAACTCTACTAAGCCAAAACGTATCGTTGGTGAAAAGACGTGTGTTTACTACTAGGGTACACCCATTCAATGAAGAAAACTTACCAGCTATAAGCGTATATACTGGGGCTGAAGCCAGTGAGCGAATGAACGCTGGTGTTACAGACGTTATCAGAGACTTGACTTTAGACATAGATATATATGTTCGAGAAACAAGCAAGTTCGATGATGATGTGGACGCAATAGCCGTCCAAGTCGAAGAAGCAATGGCTGGAGATTTTACGGTCAACGGTCTTGCTAAATTTAGTGTTCTAACATCTACTGAGATACAATTTGACGGTGAAGCTGACCAAATATTAGGTATTGCAAAGCTGACTTATTCAATCAGATATGTTACAGCAATAAATGATGTAGAAACAGCCAAATAAGGAGTAACCGAAATGGCAACACATACAGGAAGTGAAGGGACGGTTAAAGTCGGCACGGCTGGTTCTGACACAGCAATAGCAGAAATTCGATCATTTAGCATCGAAGAAACAGCCGACACACTTGAAACGACTAGCATGGGTGACACCGCCAGAACTTACGTACCTTCCCTTAAACAGTTCACGGGTTCAGTTGACGTTTTTTGGGATGAAACCAATACGGGTGGTCAAACGGCTCTTACTGTTGGAGCATCTGTAACCCTTAATTTATATCCAGAAGGTGCAACTTCTGGCGATACTTATTACGGTGGTACAGCTATTGTTACTGGCCGCACTATAAATTCTACATTTGATGGGCTTGTAGAAATGACTATTTCAGTGCAAGGTAGTGGGGCATTAACTGAAACAACTGTATAAGTAGGACTATGACACTTGCAAAACGTATCGCAGCTAAAAGAGCTGATAAAGAACGCGGTCAAGTAGATATTGAAGAATGGGGCGAGGATGATAAGCCCCTTACCCTATTCTTTAATTATATTACAGCCCGTGATATTGAATTTCTACAGCGTAAAAATAAAGACTTTCTGACTAATCCCACAATGTCAGGAATGGTAGAATTAATAATTAGAAAGTGTGAAGATAAAGATGGTGAAAAGGTTTTCACACTAGAAGATAAACCTGTTTTAATGGGTGAAACTATTGGAACTATAGCTGCTGTATTTGGCGCTATATTTGAAAACATTACAGCCGAGGAACAGGAAAAAAACTAAGGAGCGATCCATTTAGATATAGTCTCATTTCACTTGCTGAACACTTGGGAAAGACAATATCAGAAATTGAAGAAATGACATATTCAGAATATAATGAGTGGGTCGCTTATTTTAAAATAAAAGAGGAACGGGAAAAGAATGGCCACTGAAAGACTTACGTTTGAAATGAACGCAGTTGGTAACGCTGTCCCTCAAATGCAAAAGGTTCAGCAGCAACTGGGTAACGTCAACCGACAAATGACGCAATCAACCCAAGTTATGCAGCGTCATACACGTGCTACCCAGAGGGTCGTTAAATCAAACATGGGCATGACTAGAGGACTTGGTTTAGCATCATTACAGTTTCAAGATATGGCTGTTCAGGCTTCTATGGGTACGGATGCACTACGGATTATGACCATGCAAGGCCCACAGTTAGCATCTATCTTTGGCCCTAAAGGTATGATTATCGGTGGTATTATAGCGGTTGGTGGTGCGATTGCTATGATGGGTAAAAGCGCAAAAAGTATGTCATTCGACTTTAAGCAGTTTTTTGCTGACATAAAGCCAGCTTTTGAGGGTTTAAGACCAATACTTGATGGATTGAAAGCAGCTTTTAATGTTCTAAAAGAAGCTGTGATAACCGTATTAAATGGTATTATCAACGCTTTTCAGGTGATGGGTGTTATTGTTGGAACTGTGGTTAGTTCTATAAGTAGGCAAATAGAAATACTTAGAGTTAAGTTTGATATTGCCTTAAAGAAGATACAACAAGTTATGCAAGCAGCAAAAGACGCTCTTAATATTCGAGGTGAACCAGAAATATTTGGATTTCTTCAAGATGAGTTTGGACGCGATACTCCAATAACTGTGGTTGAAATGTTAGGGAGAAATATTGAGGAACTTCAAGATCGATTGAAACAGCTCAGAAATCAAAGCAAGCAAGAAGGTTCTTTAATTGATAATGTCGTTGGAAACATAAAAGATTTACAGCTAATCGACTTACGCAAGTATTTTAAAATGGTAGATAAAGCCAATAAAGACGCTATAGAAGCCATGCAAAAACGTACACAAACATTTGCCGATACTATGAAGTCAACTCTAGAAGAAGGTTTTATGGCTATCTCAACAGGCACTAAATCAGTCAAAGACGCTTTTAGGTCGATGGCTAGAGATATAATAGCTCAGTTGTATAAAGTGCTGGTGGTACAGCGTTTGGTAGGCTCATTCAACGCTGAAACGGGTGTTGGTACTGGTTTAGTCGGTATGTTGATGAAGTCTATTCCATCATTACCAGCTAACGCTATGGGTGGGCCTGTTACTGGTGGTAGGGCTACAATAGTTGGTGAGCGTGGCCCAGAAATATTAGTACCACATAGATCAGGTCATATAATACCAAATAATAAGCTTGGCGGTCAGGGGCTTGTGATAAATCAATACAATAACTTTCAAGAGGGTGTAAGCCGTTCTGAAATACAATCTATGCTTCCTAAAATAGTAGAAGCTTCTAAATCAGCAGTATTAGACGCAAGACGTAGAGGGGGCAGCTACGCGGCTGCATTTGGCTAATGGCTATATCTTATCCACTAGATTTACCAACTCACACTGGTATCCAAAGCATATCATTTAGAGCTAGGAATGTGGTTTCTGTATCACGCTCCCCATTTAGTATGGCTCAACAAGTCGTTGCTCACGCTGGTATGTGCTGGGAAGCAGATTTAACTTTACCACCTATGAATGAAACTAATGCTGAAAAATGGACGGGTTGGCTCAATGCTTTACGCGGTCAATATGGTACGTTTTTATTAGGGCCACCATTAGCCGACAGTCCACAAGGAACGGCCACATCATTAACTATTACTGGTTCCGCTGGAGATACTAGCGTTACGGCTGATGTAAATAGTGGCAGTGCTACGCTTCTGAGAGGTGACTATTTTTCGTTAGGCAGTGGAGCAAGCACTAGGTTATATCAGGTGACACTAGACAAAACTGGTGATGGCACATTGGAAATCTGGCCATCTTTACGTGCGGCTGCATCTACAGCAACTGGTGATTTAACATACCCTAAGAGCAGATTTAGATTGGCGTCCAATGAACAGAATTGGGATATTAGTTCTGATGGTTTCTATAATATTAGTTTTAGCGCAGTAGAGGCTATCTAATGTCAAGAGACTTACAATCTTCGATTACAAGTGCTTTAGAAGGTGAAGTTGTACAACCATACATGGCTGTCGATTTAGCTTTTGACGGTGCAAATCTACGTCTTTGGACGGGTGTTGGTGACTTAACAATTAGCTCTAATACATATACTGGTGCTGGTACTTTACTTTCTATAAGCAATATTGAAGAGACTGCTGAGATAGCCGCTAAAGGTGCTACGTTAGTTTTAAGCGGTATACCTTCATCAATTTTATCTGATGCACTTACTGAGGCTTATCAGGGCCGTCTATGCACTATTTATTTCGGTATTGTTGGCGGCGATAGCTCTGAAGTATTTCAGGGCTTTATGGATCAAATGATAATTGATGAAGGGCCAGAAACTTCCACTGTAACCCTTACAGTAGAAAATAGATTAGTTGATTTAGAACGTCCTAGAGTTTTACGTTTCACAGATCAAAGCCAACAAGCAAGATTATCAGGGTTAGGTGTGACAACTGATAAAGGGTTACAGTTTGTCGATAGTTTGCAAAATAAAGTGGTAGCTTGGGGCAAAACCAGTGAATGAAGTTGGTAGATTGGGATAAAAGATTATTTGATTATATAGAAACAGTACAAGATGAGCCTTTTGAGTGGGGCTATCACGATTGTTTAACTTTTGCTAATACGTGTGTTCAGATGCAGATAGGAAGCGGTTTTTGTGATGAGTATTTACACAGATATGACAGTGCAAAAAACGCTTTAGTAGAATATAGAAAATTCAATACACGATCAGAATACAAAGATTTTCTTGATGCTGTAGATAGCAGATTGACCAGAATATATACAGAATACCCACCTAGAGGAACTATTGTAGGTCGTGATATGGGTGAAGATAAAGTAGTTTTACCGATTGCGTTTGGTGTGGTAGTGTCTGATTTAGCGGCTTTTGTTGGTAATAAAGGTTTGGTATTCTTACCCACAGAAAAGCCTGATATATTTTGGAGTGTCACATAATGACTTTACGAGCGTTATATAAAAGCAAGTCATTTTTAGACCAGATGCCATTTGGCCCTAAGTCGTGGCAGAAAGACATACCGCAAGACCCAGTTACATTAGTTGTATCAGCGATCAGTGCAGCGGCCACGACAACAGCATATTTTACTACAACATTTGTATTCAGCACATTTGCAAGGCAATTTCTTATTAATGCAGCTATTGGCTTTGCTCTTAATGCACTTACACCAAAACCGTCTCTTGGTGATGCTGGCCGTGGATATGATGTAAATGCAGTTAATCCAGCAGCGCCACATCAAATAATATACGGTGAAACCAAGGTTGGTGGTGTGGTTGTATATACAGAAGCAACTGACGATAACTTATATTTACACAAAGTTATTGCAGTAGCTGGCCATGAAGTGGATAGCTTCCAAAAGCTTTATCTGGATGAATGGGAATTAACGCTTGATGGAAGTGGTGAGGTAACAAACGCTACTGATCCTGATAGCAACACGACAACAAGATATAATGGCTTTGTAAGAATAAATACCCACGTAGGAACAGCAGCGCAAGCAGCCGACAGTGATTTAGTAAGTGAAAGTGATAGCCACTGGACAAATGACCACAAGCTATCAGGAATAGCTTATATATATGTCAGGCTTAAATATGATGCTGATGTATTTCCAACAGGTCAGCCAGTTTTTACAGCATTAGTTAGAGGGAAAAAAGTTTATGATCCTAGAACATCTTCAACTGGCTGGTCAGCTAATTCAGCCTTATGTCTACGGGATTATCTATTTTCTGGATATGGTTTGGACGCAAACGCCAGTGAAATTGATGACACTTTAGTTTCTACAGCGGCAAACATATGTGATGAGAATGTTACATTAGCTGGATCAGGTACAGAAAACCGATATGAAACTAATGGCTCATTTGTAACTTCTTCACAGCCCAAAGATATATTAGATACCCTAGCACGTTCCATGGGTGGTTTATTATGGTTTGCTCAAGGTGAGTGGAGAATGAAAGCAGCGGCTTGGACTGCATCAGTTAAGACGTTTGATGAAGATGATTTAAGATCAAATATAGAAGTTAGCACACGTCATAGTAGGCGTGATAATTTTAATATTGTCAAAGGTACATGGCGTGGCGCTGGTAGTAACTGGCAAGAAACAGATTATACAGAAATAAAATCATCAACCTTTATTACTGCTGACGGTGGTATAGAAAGTTCTGCTGATATTAGATTACCAATGACGTCTAGTCATTCTATGGCGCAACGTATTGCTAAGATTGCTTTATATAGAAATAGGCAGCAGCTTACTATAACTGCTGACTTTGGTTTAAGAGCATTAGGCGTTCAAGTTGGTGATGTAATTAGCATTACTAATTCTAGACTAGGGTTTAACGCTAAGACGTTTGAAGTGCAGCGGTGGGCTTTCGCATTTAAGGAAACAGGCGAATTAATTGTCAATATGACACTAAGAGAGCTTACCCAAAGCGTTTTTAGCTGGTCAGCAGAAGAAACAGACTTTGAAAAAGATAATACTGTTTTACCAAATGTCTTTGACGGTTTAGCTATAAATAATCTTACTGCATCTGGTGGCGGTAGAACAACCAGTGATGGAACATTTATTAATTCTGTCATACTTTCTTGGACGGCTGCTAATAATAAATTTGTCGATCATTATGAAGTTGAATGGAAAGCTGTAGCAGATAGCGTTTATAATTCCACTACTACAATAGAAAATAGTATTGAAGTTTCTCCACTAGTTGATGGCGTTCAGTATACTATTAGGGTTAGGGCTGTAGGCTCACAAGGTAACAAAGGGGCATATTCTACAGTTCTATTTACTGGTGGCGGTGATACAACAGCACCAGCCGTTCCGACTTCTATATCTGCTACGGGTGGTTTTAAATTTATTACTATTGATTGGACTAATCCAGCAGATGCTGATCTAAATTTTGTAGAAATATACGAAAATACCGTTAATAATTCGTCTGGATCAACTTTGGTTGGCATTTCTGCTGGTGATACTTTTACTAGAACAAATTTAGGATTAAATCAGACTAGATATTACTTTCTAAAATCAGTCGATTATTCTGGTAATAAGTCGGCTTTTACTTCTGGTGTTTCTGCTACTACTACATTTTTAGATGATGCTGATTTTGAAAATGGTATAAGACAGATATTTATAGATGCTGGTTTAGATATTATTGAACCAGTTAGTTCACTTCCAGCATCTGGTGATTATGTAAACCAGCAAGTTTTTCTCACCAGTGATAATAAGCTTTACAGATGGACAGGTTCAACTTGGGCTGAAATTGTTGCAGCAGTAGGGGCAAATAGTATTACTGCAACTGAAATAGCTGATGGTGAAATATCTACACCAAAACTAGCGGCCAATGCTGTAACGGCTGCTAAAATACAAGCTAATACAATTACTGCAACCCAAATAGCAGCAAATACAATTACAAGTGGTTTACTTGCTACTTCAGGGCTTATTACAAGAGTGGCACAAATTAACGATGGTTTGATAGAAAATGCTAAAATCAAAAATGCAGCCGTTGATACACTTAAAGTTGCTGGTGAAAGTATTACACTTTCAACTACTGGCTCTTTTGGAACTACAACTTTAACAAATGGTCAAACAACGGATTTAGATACTAATGTGAGTATGAGCTATGCTGGAGGTATAATAGCTATAGCTAATTTAGCAATTTTTGGATCAGCTGGGTCAGGAGATACTGCAACCTATCAACTATATATAGATGGTACGGAGGTTTCTGGAATTAACATTACTGGGAGTATTCTTTTAGGTTTGCAAACTTTAAGCGGTGGTAAAACCGTTGCTAGTGGTACGCGAAATGTCAAAGTAACCATTTCAGGACTTAGCGGTATTACAAGCCCTACTTGCAAACTAGAGCTTACTATCTTGAGGCGTTACAGATGACCAAATATACAATATACGATCCAGCAACAAATAATATTAAAATGATATTTGAAGGGTCAGAAAGTGATGCTCTATTAAACGGTTCTATAATTGAGGGTGAATACTCAAGTGATGAATATAACATTATAGATGGTCAGCCAGTACGAAAGTCACAAACCGACATAGAAGAAGTTATAGATGATTATGCTTGGAATGAATTACGCAAGAGGCGCAACGGATATTTATCCGATAGTGATTGGACACAAACGTTAGACACTCCACTAAGTGAGACTAAAAAAGCTGAATGGGCTACATATCGGCAAACGCTAAGAGACTTGCCGTCAAACACAACTGATCCAAGTAACCCAAATTTTCCAGATAAGCCATCCTAGACTTTGCAACTTCGAAAAAATGCGTTACAATGCGTTTGCATATGCTAAGATAATGGAGTTCCCAAAATGGCAACATTTAATAAGATTAATGACTTTGTGAAAAATGCAGTTCACAACATGGATTTAGAAAGCGATCAGATTGCTATTGCTTTATCAAATACAGCACCATCTTCTGAAAGTTCAGACCCTTCAGCAGATGGCAATGGAATATTAGGAAATGTTACTCAAGTTTCATATTCTAATTTATCATCACGAAATGTAACCACATCATCATCTGCTCAAGCAAGTGGCACATATAAGCTTGTTCTTGCTGATCTGACGCTTACTTCTTCTGGTGGTTCTACAGGCCCATTTAGATATGTTTACATATTCGATGATACTGTAAGTACTCCAGCAGATCCGTTGATTGGATATTATGATTATGGTTCATCTTTAACACTCAATGATGGTGATAGTTTAACAGTTGATTTTTCAGCGTCTAATGGTGTCATTCAGTTAGCATAAGGTGATATATGGTTGTTTTAGCTAATCGGGTTAAGGTTGCTACGGCCACAACTGGAACTGGCACTATTACGCTTGGATCAGCGGAAAGTGGTTATCAAACATTTGCTGGTGGCGGTGTTTCTGATGGTGACACTGTACGTTACCTAGTAGAAGAAGGTAGTAACTTTGAAATTGGCACTGGTGTTTATACACATAGTGGCACTACACTTACCAGAACGGTTTCTGAAAGTAGCAACAGTGATAATGCTATTACTCTTGCTGGTGCAGCAAAGGTCATGATTACTGCTACGGCTGCTGACTTATTTCTTGATGAAGATTATGGCCTGATAACTGGCACAGTTAATAATTTAGATGATTACGGGAGCGTTGCATAATGGCAAAGCAAGTACAATTTAGACGCGGCTCTACTAGCCAGCATAGTTCTTTCACTGGTGCAGTAGGAGAAATTACCGTAGACACTGATAAAGATGTTGCGGTTATACATGATGGCTCTACTGCTGGAGGCTTTCCATTAATTAAATCACTAGCAGATGATAGCACTCCACAGCTTGGCGGCAATCTTGATACAAATGGTAATGACATTGTTACAACATCCAATGCAGATTTAGACCTTGCGCCAAATGGAACAGGTAAAGTTGTTGTTAGAGGAAATACAAACTCAGGTAAGATTGTTTTAAATTGCGAGAATAACAGTCACGGTGTTACACTTGCAAGCCCACCGCACTCCGCAAGCGCAACATATGAAGTGGCGCTGCCAAACGCTTTAGGCACGTCAAACGCAAGCGCAGTTGTTACAGCCGATGCAAACGGTGACGTAAACTTAGCTGAAGAACTTAAAGTTAAATCGTATAACGAAACCTATGCAGCCGTTACATCAAGCTCTAATGCTACGACAGTAAACTGTGAGAACGGCAACGCCTTTAGCCACACATTAACTGAAAATACTACATTTACCTTTAGCGGTGAGCCAGCAAGCGGCACGGCGTTTAGCTTTAGCTTGGAGCTTATCCAAGACGCATCAGCATCAGGTTATACAGTCACTTGGCCTACTGAAGTAGATTGGCCTAGCGCCACAGCCCCAACCCTCACAGCAACAGCATCAGCCAAAGATGTGTTTGTGTTCTACACAAGGGATGGCGGTACGAACTGGTACGGATTTACGGCTGGGCAAGCGTTAGGATAAACCATGAGCACAAAGAAAAAGTTATTTCTTGGTTCGGCTGGTACGGCGGCGGCTGGTGGTGCTGGTCTTGATGTTGACGAGGTGTTTAGCACGTTTTTGTATGAGGGAACAAACGCAGCACAGACAATCACAAACAACATTGACCTTAGTGGCGAAGGCGGTATGCTTTGGTTTAAAAATAGAGGTCTAGCTGAAGACCCTATGATTGTTGATACAGTACGAGGTGGAACAAAAGACTTATACCCTAACGAAGCTAATGCTGAAGATACTGACGGGAGTATATCCTCTTTTAATTCCGACGGTTTTACATTTGTAAATACTTCTGGTGCGCGTCAAAACGTAAGCGGCTACGAGTACGTGAGTTGGGCATTTCGGAAAGCCCCTAAGTTTTTTGATGTGGTGACGTATACTGGAGATGGTGTTGCAGGTAAAACTATCAGTCATAACTTAGGTTCAGTTCCAGCTATGATAATTGTAAAAGAAACAAATGGTACTAGAAACTGGTCTGTTTATCATATATCTTTAGGAGCTACAAAATATCTTTCTCTAAACACCACAGACGCAGAAGCAGCACATGTTAGTGTCTGGAATGATACAGCACCTACTAGCTCTGTATTTAGCGTTGGTACAGCAAATAACACAAATAGAAATGGCGGCACCTATGTAGCCTACCTATTCGCACACAACAATAATGACGGAACGTTCGGCCCTAATGCTGACCAAGATATTATTAAATGTGGGAGTTATACTGGTAATGGTTCTATCACTGGCCCTAGTATTAACCTTGGGTTTGAGCCTCAGTGGGTTTTGCTAAAAGGTGCATCATCATCATCTTGGTTAGTGTATGACGTTATGAGAGGTTTAACGGTTGGCACAACAAATGCAGGTGCAGACCAAGTTTTAACTGCAAACAGTAACGCAGCCGAATATACAGATTATCATTTAAGCCCTACATCAACAGGCTTTCAAATTAGGGATACTGGTGGAAACACTAACACAAACGGCAACACCTACATCTACATGGCAATACGCAGAGGCCCACTAGCTGCACCAGAAGATGCGACAAAGGTTTTTGCTATTGACGATAGCTCAACCACAGATATTGGTGGGTATACTTTAAATTCTAACTTCCCTGTTGATTT